CCACGGACATAGATACGCGCCCCGTTGATTAGGGTAATGTCTAGGTTATTGACATGGCTAGACTGGATGACCTCTCTGCCCAAGTCCAAAAGCAAGTCCCAAATGATCTGCCGAGACTGCCCCATCGTCGGGGAGACGTACAGCACCGCCGATCCTTGTGGACAGCGTAGACCCTCAATGATGAGCGTAGTAGCCGCCAGTCTGCTCTTGCCACACCGCCGTCCGGCAGCAATCACCTTGAACCGAGTCGGGTCTGTATAGACCTCTTGTTGCCAAGGAAGGAGTGAGAAGTTGAGATCAGACATCCGTAATATCCTCTACCAGTTGGGGAGGCGCTCCCAACCCCGTGATGTTAATCGTAACAGCAGACCTCTGAGACTTGTCCTTCTCAAACATAGACATAGGCAACGTCCTGTCAAGACACATCTTCAACGCAGCCATCTGACCAGGATGATCATCGTTGAGCGCTATCTGGATTACCTTTTCGGCCACATCCTTGCCACCAGACCTGATCATCAACTCTTTCAATTCCTTGATGCGCTGGTTGTCCGTCTTCGGCAGCGTTGCTGGCGGGTTGTCAGCGTAGCGCTGGATCGTCATCTGGACTGCACTCTGCTTTTTTTTCACTTTTGCCCTTTCGGAAATTTTCGCCATTCTAGCTTTTTCAGAGGGGGGGAGGGTACAACAATAATCACCGCCGACCCCGACCCCCTCCCCCCCACCAAAAAGTCCAAAATCCTAGGGTTTTCCCGATCCGATATTCTACAGTGTCCATTATGTTAAGTGAACATTGAGTTATCCACAGAATTAGTAATACTGATTACCTAGGTTTGTGGATAACTTATTTGCCCTGTGCATAACTTGGATAAAACCTCTGTGGACAACCGCAAAAAAGGGGTGATTTTGAATTGGGGGGAAGCGCGTATGCGTAAGGGGTGGATGGTGCTTCCAAGGGGTACTGAGGCTTAACCACCAACCAAGTCCCAGTAATTAAAAAACTCCACCAAACAGCACCAGTCGATGCCTCGCCAAGGGCTTGGAACAGGCTTCCTAGGCTTCGTCAGCCAAGGGATGTGGTATCGCTAAGGAAATGCTTTCAAGGGGCGTGGAAGGGCGCAATCCAAGATTGTAGAAATGTCGGTACGTATCAATCACTTCAAGGAAGCCAACGGACATGTCACCGTTGCCAGCGGCCAGGAGCGTGGCACGTTCAGCGCTTCCAATCTGGCGCTGGAAATACTTCACGTTTGGGTTTGCGGGTCTTGCCATCACCATCCCTTAAAAGTTACAACATCAAAAAGTTATCCACAGGCCAAGCCCCAAAAAACTCAGCAACCCTAAAACCCCTGCATCGCCTTGACCCTATGACCCCAACCCTAAGGGTTGGGGGTCAGGGAGGGTCAACTTTGGCGCTGTTTTGCCCGTTTTTGACCCTGACCCTAGACTTGACCCTAGGGTCATTTAGGGTCAACATTTTAAAAGTTATCCACAGCTTATTCACAGGGTGATTTAACCTAAAAAATCCCATAAATACTTCAAACTGGTGCATTCTTACGCATCAACATGCTACTGGCTTGGGTTTCGTCGATCATAGTCCAGCCATGTTCGCTGGCCTCAATTAGCCCAGACTGGAGCAAAGCTCCGATCAACTTGTCATTGTAGGACGGGTTAATCATGTTCCTAACGGTGCGCTCGGCATTCCCATCTGCTGCCAGCTTGTCTTTGAGGGCTGATCTAGACAGGTAAGGTTGCTCGTTGACTACTTCAGCGCCGCTAGCCCACCAAGCGTTCTCCCACATTTTGCGGTGGGCATCTATCTTGGAGTCCTTTTTAGATGGTGTTGGTGGGGCGTTGACTTGGATGGGGACAGCGCTGGTGACGGGTTGATTGTCTTCGTCGTACCATCTCGGGATGGTGATTTGTTGCAAGTCCATGAAAATGGGGCTGGCGATTTCAGCGTCTTTGGACTTGCGCTGAACCAGTTGCAGGGGCTGGTTTAGGCCGGAAGGGATGACGCTGATCTCTATGTCTAATGCGCCTCGCCAAGCTGATGAGCCTCGGGCGCGGTGCTGAACCTCGTCTGACACGCCGGTATGGTGTACCAAAATGACTGAGCAATTGAACTCCAGCATGAGGTTGGAGCAAGCGTCCAGCATGGTCTTGGCGTCTTGGGCGCTGTTCTCGTCACCGGCTAAGAAGCGGTGTAGGGTATCTACTACTATGACTTTGGGTGGGTCGGGGAGCATACGAACATGCTCGATTACTTTGAGGTAGCCAACGGGGGTGTTCAGGTCGCAGCCGTGTTTGGATAACCACATGCTGAGTTTTCCAGCGCTGTGGTGGTGTTTCCAGGCGGCTATCCGGCCTCGCAGACCGTGGTGGCCTTCACCGGCTAGGTAAACAACATTGCCTGATTTGACCTTGTTTCCGCACCATTCAGGGGTGGCGCTGGCGATTCGCAAGCACCAGTCCAGCACCACAAAGGTCTTGCCGCCGCCTGATGGGCCGTGAACCATAACCAAGGCTTGCTCTTGCACCCAACGCTTGACCAGCCATGAAATGGGGCTGGGTTGGGAGGAGAATTCGTCAGCGGGGACGAGCCAGTCGGTCACTGATGGCACTAAAAGGCTAGCCAGATCATGCCCAGCTTGGACATAATCATTGGCATCACCGAGAATCGGAGGCATAACCATACGAGCGCCGTATTTGGCACTGGCTTGCTCGGCATAGCGCTGGCCTACACCAGAGGCATCGTTATCGGCCACCACCACAATTTCCTGAGTTGGGCCGTGCTTTTCTCGCAATGAGCCGGTCACGGGGACTAGGTTGCTTGCGCTGTAGGCTACAACCACGGGGCGATTGGTGGTTTCATGGATGGTGGCAGCAGTGGCAAAACCCTCGGCGACGTACAGAGTGCCAGGCTCATCTAATGAGCCTATCTGCCAGAATTTGCCGCCAGTCTGACCGCCAGCGTGGTACAGTTTGCCGCCTTCGTGGTCTATGTACTGAAGGCTGGACAATGAGCCATCTGCATCATACAGGGGGACTACCAAGCGGCCATCACCTGTAGCCCTAGCGCCATGAACGCCGATACCCTTTTTGGCTAGGTAGGGGTGATCTGCAAGCGCTGCCTGTGCGCCTGTCCATATCTTTTCAACTGTCTCACTGGCGACCTGATGCTGGCGCTCGATGGCGGCGTCCCGCAAGGCTTTGGCCTCTGCCAAGCGCATGGCATGTGACATTTCCTCAGTTTGGCTTAGTTTTCGGCCTATATCTGCACGCCAAGTCTGCTCCATACCCGCACGCCAGCACCCAAAACGGCCGGCGGGGATGCCATCACCAAAGACCAAATACCAGCCGGGCTTGTCGCCGTGGCCTGGCGATCCCTTTGTGCCGGAGCGAAACCGGTGAATCTTGCCGTCAAAGTGGATTTGATCTGGTGGCTCAAGCCCCGCAGCACGCATGGCGTCTATGAGTTGCGCTTCAGGGGGGGCGACTAGCTTTTCAGGGGCCGGTGACCACGGGCCGCCAAGGACTTTTGAGAGGTCAGCCATGCGTCACCTTCCGACTCTCAAGATATGTTGACAAAGCTAGCATCACTTTATATGTAGGGTTGGCGTTGGGGTTGTCGCGCAAATGCCTGATGGTGTTGTAGTGAACGCCAGTGGCCTCGGCTACCTTGCCAGTCATTCGGTCTGAAAGCGCTTCTCGGATTTGCTCAAGTGTCATCATGGTTTTTTTCTTTCATCAAAATAATTTGTTTTAATGTTTGCATGTTACCTTAAATTGTGTGCTACAGTGCAAACGCACCCAGAACAGATTTCCTGAAGTGGGTGAAAAACAAGGAGAGCCAAGATGGCTATCAATCTGAAGTCAACAGGTGGTCTAACCGCCAATGGAGTGAAGTTGTTGGTGTATGGGGCAGCAGGGTCAGGCAAGACCACGCTGATTAAGACACTGCCCAATGTGATTGTGCTGAGTGCCGAGGGCGGCTTGTTGTCTATCCAAGACGCTGATCTGCCCTACATCGAGATCACCAGCATGGAGGACTTGCGCGAGGCGTTCACTTGGTGCAAGGACAGCAAAGAAGCCTCAGGCTTTCAGTCTGTGGCGCTGGACTCAATCAGCGAGGTTGCTGAGGTGGTGCTGGCCTTTGAGATGAAGAAGTCCAAAGATGGCCGCGCAGCCTATGGTGAGATGAACACCACGATGCAAGAGTTAATTCGCGCCTTTCGTGACTTGCCAGGCAAGCATGTTTATATGTCGGCCAAGCTGGAGAAAAGCACAGACGAGATGGGCAAGATGCTCTACAACCCTGGCATGCCAGGCAAAAGCCTCACCCAAGGCTTGCCTTACTTCTTTGATGAGGTGCTGGCACTGCGAGTCGAGCGCGATGCCGAGGGCGTAACGCAACGCGCACTGATGTGCGATTCGGATGGCCTCTGGTTGGCAAAGGACAGGTCGGGCAAGCTGGAGGCGTGGGAAGCGCCTGATCTTGGGGCAATCATTGCAAAGATTGGGGGTAAGAAATGAATTACTCAGCAGACATAGCCAAAGAGTTGGTACATGAAATCATGCAGATACTTTACAAGTATCAAGGATCTGTATTGGCTGTTACTGTTCTTGGATGCTTAGAAGCTGCCAAGTTGCAACTGATGGCCGAACAATTCGACGCGATTCATAGGAGAGAAAATGATGAGTGAAACCACCGCCCTTGAAAACCTTAGTGCAGATTGGTTGCGCTACAAAGCTCTTGAGGAGCGCACGGTAGTCGAGCGCCGCTCGATTGAAGACCAGATTGTCAAAGCCTTGCGCTTGCCTGATGCCTTTGAGTCCACGGAGACAGCAGAGCCTGACGGCTATGTAGTCAAAATCTCTGGCCGCATTGACCGCAAGGTTGATTCGGAGAAGTTGCAGATGCTGGCTACTGAGTCAGGGCTGACCGAGCATCTGGCGACCCTGTTCCGCTGGAAGCCAGAACTAAACCTAACGCTCTGGAAATCAGCAGACGAATCCATCACCAAGCATTTGGCTGGTGCAATTACGGCCAAGCCTGGCCGTCCCTCTTTCAAAATCACCATTAAGGAATAATTATCATGGCTTTTCTTACAGAAACTTTTGACGTTAACGAGTTGCCAGTTGGCAACGCTGGCAACTTTGAACCCTTACCCGCTGGTTGGTACACAGCCACCATCTCGCAATCTGAACTCAAGGCCACAAAGGCTAATGATGGTCAGTACATCAAGCTACGCTACGACATCACCGGCCCGAGCCACCAAGGTCGGGTCGTGTTTGGCAACCTCAACATCAAGAACGCCAACCCAAAGGCCGAGGAAATTGGACGCCAGCAACTTGGCGAGATCATGCGTGCGATTGGATTGGTGAAAGTTACTGACACTGACCAGTTGATTGGCGGTCAGATCAGCATCAAGCTAGAGATTAAGCAAGACGCTCAATATGGCGCTAAAAACGAGGCGAGAGCCTTCAAGTCGGTGTCGGGTAGCGTAGCGCCAGCCGCTACAGCAGCACCAGCCCCAACTGCTAAGGCAGCGCCACCTTGGGCTAAAAAGTAAGTAAAAAAAAGCCCCGACTGTTTAAGGTCGGGGCAAATGTCAATCAAGGAGAGAACCAATGAAGATTCCCGAGTCAGATAATACCATTCAGGCGCTGGTTGACAAGCACCACGAGTCAAAGTCCGAGAAGCCAAGACCGCACCTTGGGGCTAGCACGCTAGGCCATGTCTGTGACCGCTGGCTGTGGTTGTCGTTCCGATGGGCGGTGCAGCCTGAGTTTTCAGGTCGGATTTTGCGCTTGTTCCGTAGGGGGCATAACGAAGAAGCCACCATCATCAGCGACTTGCGTGCCATTGGTTTGGATGTCCGTAAGGTATCTGCACAGCACCGAGTTGACTTTGGAAGCCATGTCTCCGGCAGCTTGGACGCCATCATTGACAAGGGCGTTCCTGAAGCCCCGAAGTCCAAGCATGTGGCCGAGTTCAAGACGCACTCTAAGAAGTCTTTTGATGCGCTGGTCAAGGACGGCGTGGAGAAAGCCAAGCCAGAACATTTCACCCAGATGCAAGTTTATATGCAAGGCACGGGCATTGACCGTGCGCTGTATGTCGCCATCTGCAAGGACGATGACCGCATCCACACCGAGCGCGTGAAGTTTGACAAGGAAGTCTCAGAAAAAGCGGTGCGCCGAGGTCACTACATTGCACTGGCCGAACGTATGCCAGAGCCAATCAGCACTGACCCATCTTGGTATCAGTGCAAGTTCTGCGATGCGTACAAGTTTTGCCACGAAACCAAGACCACCAAGCATGTCAATTGCCGCACCTGTGCCAATGCCACGCCAATGCCTGATTCAACTTGGCATTGCGCTAAGTGGAACGATGTGATCCCAGTGGACGCACAGCACAAGGGTTGCGAGAGCCATGTTCTGCACCCCGACCTAGTGCCGTGGCAACGCAAGGACGGGCCGGACGAGTTCACTGCCGTCTACGAGATCAATGGCGTCAACATGGCAAACGGTGACCCAGCGCAAGAGGGCGTTTGGGGTAGCACAGAACTGCTGGCTAATGCCGAGGCTTGCGCTAGTGGTGATCCTTTGATTGCTGAGATGCGGCAGGTTTGGAATGCGCGGGTGGTGGGATGAGATATTTATCCGTTTGCTCTGGCATTGAGGCCGCAACTGTTGCTTGGCATCCCCTTGGATGGGAAGCTGCAGCTTACTCTGAGATCGAAAAATTCCCATCACAGGTGCTTGAGCACCATTACCCTAACACGCCCAATGTGGGCGACATGACCAAATTTAAGGAGTGGACAAATGTCTCAGATGTCGATGTTCTCGTTGGAGGAACTCCCTGCCAATCATTCTCAGTCGCCGGACTCAGAAAAGGATTGGATGACCCTCGTGGCAACCTCATGCTTACCTACCTTGCCATTGCTGCAAAGTATCGGCCCAAGTGGCTGGTTTGGGAGAATGTCCCCGGCGTCCTATCCTCTAACGGAGGACTCGACTTTGCCTCCCTCCTTCGAGGGATGGGCGAACTCGGGTATGGGTTCGCATACAGAGTTCTTGACGCTCAGTACTTCGGAGTGGCCCAACGCCGCCGCCGTGTGTTCGTTGTCGGATACGCTGGAAACTGGCGACCTGCCGCAGCGGTTCTTTTTGAGCGCCACAGCATGTGCGGGTATCCTGCGCCGAGCAGAGAAAAGGGGAAAAGTTCTTCCGCTAGCACTGGAACAAGCATTGAAAGCAGTTTCGACTGTGGAGTAGAACTGACTGGCCCATTGTCGGCAAGGGACTACAAAGATGCGGGTACAGATGGTATGAACAAGAATTCTGCCAAGATGATTCCTGTTACTAAAGCGTGGCCAGCCGAAATAAGCAGCACCCTAGACACAACCTTTGGCACAAAACAAGGTCTTGAAGATCAGCATGTCAATGCGGGTTGCCCCATGTTTGTGCCAGCAGTAAAAACATTAGTTGGGCTACAAGATTGCAAAAACTTTAGTAGTGAGATCACAAACACTGTAGTAACCCGCGAGGGTTCTGTAGCTGATACTGCTCACATGGTTATGCAGCCCATTGCTCTCGCAGAAAACACCATAGGACGCAAGCCTGAGAACGGCGGCAACCATGATGGGTTTACTGAGGGCGGCCCGATGTACACATTAAATGCCACAGGTGTGCATGGGGTGGCGCAAGCAATCCCCATTGATACGATGAACCACATTGGCAGAGGCGACAAGCACAGCATGGGTGACTTTGTACCTGGCGCACCTAGTTACACATTGACCAAGGGGCATAGCCATGCGGTGGCGCAGCCAATGGCATACACATTGTCAGGAGGTTCTAATCGTGGACTTCATGTTAATAAAGTTCAAGTGGCTACTTGTTTAGATACACACAATGCGGTTGGTGAATTTAGAGAACAGTCACAAAACGCTCAGACTTTAGTGGCGCAGCCGATTGCCTTCAGCGGCCAGATGTCAAACCCACAGACTGATGTGGACATCATGCAAACCCTGCAAGCTAAGAATCCTATGGCGGTATGCCTTGGCGGTCAGCATCCAAATGCTGGCATTGGCATTGATCAAAGCCCAACATTGACAAACGCGATGGGCGCTGGTGGCGGTCATATACCAATAACAAACGCAATGGCAGTACGCCGTTTGACCCCTGTTGAATGCGAGAGGCTTCAAGGCTTCCCCGACAACTACACCGACATCAAGGCCAAGGGTAAGCCAACGCCTGACGGGCCACGCTACAAGGCTCTGGGCAACAGCATGGCCGTGCCTGTGATGGCATGGATTGGCAAAAGAATCCAAGAGGTTGAAGCAATCAATGCTCCGTGACTACCAACAACGCACCATAGACCAGCTCTACGCATGGTTTGAGGAGGGCGGCAAGGGCAATCCTTGTTTGGTGCTGCCCACCGGATCAGGCAAGAGTCACATTGTGGCAGCGCTGTGCAAGGACGCCTTGCAGAACTGGCCCGAGACTCGGGTGCTGATGCTGACCCATGTCAAGGAATTAATCGAGCAGAACGCCGAGAAAATGCGCCAGCACTGGCCTGGTGCTCCGATGGGCATCTACAGCGCAAGCATTGGCCGCAAGGACTTGGGAGAGCCGATCACCTTTGCTGGCATCCAGTCGGTGCGTACCAAGGCCAAGCAGTTAGGCCACACCGATCTGGTGATCATTGACGAGTGCCACTTGGTCAACCACAATGACGAGGGCGGCTATCGCACGCTGCTAGAGCAACTCAAGGCCATCAACCCTGAGTTGCGGGTGGTGGGTTTGACGGCCACGCCTTATCGGTTGGGGCATGGCTTGATCACTGACAAGCCAGCGCTGTTTGATGCGCTGATTAATCCGATCAGCATCGAGGAGTTGATTTACAAGGGCTATCTGTCAACGCTGCGCTCTAAGGTCACCAAGGCCAAGCTGGACGTGACTGGTGTTCACAAGCGGGGCGGCGAGTTCATTGAGTCTGAGTTGCAAGCGGCAGTCGATACCGATGACAAGAATCAGGCAGTGGTGCAAGAGGTGATTGCTCTGGCCGGTGACCGCAAGGCGTGGCTGGTCTTTTGCGCTGGCGTAAGGCACGCCCAGCATATTGCGGATGCGCTCAATCAGCAGGGCGTGGTTGCTGAGTGCGTGACGGGTGAGACATCAAAGAAAGAGCGAGAGCGCATGATCGGCGACTTTAAGGCTGGCCGCTTGCGTGCGCTTACCAATGCCAATGTACTGACTACCGGCTTTGACTACCCTGACATTGACTTGATCGCCATGCTGCGCCCGACGATGAGCGCCAGCTTGTATGTGCAGATGGCGGGTCGAGGCATGAGGATCAAGAGCCACGCCGATCATTGCTTGGTGCTTGACTTTGCTGGCGTGGTGGCTAGCCATGGGCCGATCACTGCTGTCCAGCCCCCAAAGAAGGGCGGTGATGGCAATGGCGAAGCACCAGTTAAGGTTTGCGAAAACTGCGATGAATTGTGCGCTATCTCGGTGATGGTCTGCCCAGCTTGCGGCCACCCGTTTCCTGTCAAGGAAATCAAGAAGCTGCAACTCCACGATGATGACATCATGGGGCTGGATGGCACTGACTTGGATGTGACCAGTTGGACATGGCGCAAGCACATCAGCAAGGCATCAGGCAAAGAGATGCTGGCGGTGACTTACTACGGGGGCTTGAGTGACCCAGCCATCACAGAGTACCTAGCCGTTACGCATGACGGGTATGCTGGGCAGATGGCAATGCAAAAGCTGGTGGATATGGCACAGCGTGCTCAGATTGAGCGTGGTGGCCTTAACGTGAAGTCGTTGGAGGAGATGGTCACCAACATGAACAAAACGCAGCCACCAATTCATATTGAGTTCAAACGCGATGGTAAATTTTTTAGAGTAATGAGAAGGAAATGGTATGAGACACGCTGAACCGGACTTAGTGACTGACTACAAACGCTGGCTAGCCGCTGGCCCACCGAGGTGCTGCCACACCTGTGAGCATTACGGCGTGGATGGCCTGTGCGTTGAGTTTTTCATGCAGCCGCCAGCGGAGTTTGCGGCCGCCGTGGGCGAGTGCGATAGGTGGGAATCAGAATGCCCAATTTAGAACGCATCCCTACCGAACACGAGGAGCAGCGCGAGTTCGTGCGCTGGTTTCGCCAAGGCTACAAGGGCGTGCGTATCTTTGCTATCCCAAACGGTGGCGCCAGAAGCATGGCTACAGCAGGGCGCTTGAAGGTTGAGGGCGTATCGCCTGGCGTTCCCGACCTGTTTATTCCAGACTGGCGCTTGTGGGTGGAGATGAAGCGAGTCAAGGGCGGCAGTCTCAGCGCCGAGCAGAAGGACTGGATCGCCTATCTGGAGGGCTGTGGCTACACCTGTTTCGTGGCTAAAGGGGCTGATCAGGCTAAAGAGATGGTGTTAGGGTTTGTACCTAGTTTATGAGTTACCGGAAACAGTGCTATGATCTATCCATGATGACCCCTACCCAACGAGTCCAAGCCCTACGCCAACGCCGAAAGGCGCTTGGCCTAATTAGAGTTGAGTTCTATCTCAGCCTAGAACACGCCGCCAAAGTGCGTGGATATGTCAGCAAATTAACCAAGGAGAAAACGAAATGAAATATACCTACTACCCACGAAGCCACACCGAGTCACTGGTTTGCCGTTCCGTTCTTTGCCTCATCGGGGCTGCTGCTCTGGTCTGCTTTGGAGTGATCTTCCTGCTGGCTACCTTTGATGTGCTGGTGAAATAATGTTCAAGTACTTATGGACAGAACTAAAGCTGATGACAAAAACCGTGACGCCAGCACAGGCAATCGCGCATGAACTAATCCATGCCGAACATGATCTGTTGAGGGCTGAGACTGGTGTTGAGTACGCGCAGTCAATGGTGACTTACAACAAGAACAGGGTCAAGCGCCTGAAGGCTTACCTGGGCAAGACTGAGGAGGTGGTATGACTACAGAAACAGGTGGGCCAGCGTTCCCAGCACCGGCTGGCGTGAGCCACATTACAGAACAGGGCATGACCCTGCGCGATTACTTTGCGGCCAAGGCAATGCAGGGTTTGTTGTCAAATCCAAAACTGCAAAATGAAATCCTCAAGCAGGGTGGATGCCACAGCGGTTGGATTGAAATCAGCGCATGGGCTTTTGCTGACGAAATGCTGAAAGCGAGGGCAACATGATCAGGATATGTGACACGGGTGGTATCTGCGCTCATACGCCTCAATGTGACCACTTTTGTCACTTCACAAATGCGGAGCTTGAGACGGAGACGCGCAAGGTCAAGGCTTATCCGGCAGTGCCTGACGACATTGAGCCAGTGTCAGACCAATGGCACAAGATCGGCGCGGTGATGCTCTGGTGTATTTTTGTAGTGCTGTTGACGATTTGTTTGGCGCTGTTCTTCACCGGCATTTGGATTTGGAGTTTGTTGATATGACACAAGAAGACATCATCCGCATGGCAGAGGAGGCGGGTAAACACTTGTGGCCGCTTGAGACTAAATTCCTTTTACGCTTTGCCGCCCTTGTCGCCGCAGCAGAGCGTGAGGCATGTGCAAAGATGTGTGACCATGTTTACGACTACATAGTTACTGATGGGCATATAAAAGATATGGCATTCAAAATCCGAGCAAGGGGACAAGCATGACAGAACAAGAATGGAAAGCCATGTTAGTCGAAGACAAGATAGCAATAACCAACATTGTCATTGGGGTAGTCAGGAAATCTGGAAACATGTGTAATAGGCCGCTGCGCTATCCTATTTGGCTTACGCCAGAGGCTGATTTATATGTCAAGGAAAAGCAGAAATGAAAGTTACTTTTGATAAGCTACCCAGCAAATGGATAGGCGTAAATGGGCCGTACTATTGGGCGAGGGCTGTGTCTGGTAAACAGGAATATGCTCATTGGCTTATGTCTGCGGAAAACCTACCTAAGTTCATTAGCCAAGCAGAACACGCCTTAAAAGAGCAATGCTTTGAAGTGCTTTTCCACAACTCCTGGACTAAGACAAGAGAGGAAATAATTAGATGAGAGTGCTCAGAAGAAACGGCGATGACTTAAAGTGGAGCGCCAAGCTGATGTCCGAGTGGGGCAGAGATGACCAGCACCACAAAGCAGCAATGCTTGCGTTATCAAAGGACATTTTTGAATTGTCGGAGGTGCGCAACTATTACCTTGACCGAGAGACTTTGCTCAAGATGTACGATCAGTACATGTCCTACGACCCGACTGTAGCGCCGCAGTGGAAACAAAACCAAGATGCGTTGTATGACAAACTAATAAAAATTGCAACCGCACCCGAGGCTTCTTACGGATTTCCTCATGGTGCGGTAAGTGCGCCCAAAGTCGGCGGCAATGAC